ACAACAGGAGAACTTAAAAAAGCAGGAGTAGACCTGTCTCGTTCCAAAACACGTAGTAATATTATAGCTACTGCCGGTGGTCTGACAGCAGGTGCTGCTGCTATAGCCTTAGACGACCAAGATATAACTGCTGCTGCCAGTATAGCATTAACTGGTGCTGTAGGAATTAAAGTACTACAAAAGATAGCAACTCATTCTACAAAACACTTGGCTGAACCTTTAAAAATTGTACCAGAACAAGACGCTCATCGTGCTGTAGAGGCAGGTCAAGCCTTATTAGCAGCACGTAATCTTGATATCGAAAGATTTGGGGGTCAGATCAGACTAGTACTTGGTGAAGGCGCGCAAGGTAAAGCATACGAATCTTTGGTTACTCGTTTGATTGAATCCAAAAGGAAAATGAAAGCAGATGATCTCATTGGATCAGATAGAAACCTTACTCGTCAAGACCAGTCTACCAGAGTTAAAGAAATTGACGCTGTTAGAATACGTGTAAAAGAATATTTGGATGATGCTTATACAATATTAAATAAACGTGGTATGGTAGATACCCACCACGCAGGTTTTGTTCCTCATATATTAAAAGAACAGCGTTTTAAAGAAAGAGGACTAGGGGAGTATAAGTTCGATAAAGATCGTACAATTTTAGGAACTCTTGCTGATGTGCAAAAGAAAGGTTATACACCTATTTCAACAGAGATATCTCAACTTATTCAACTTTATGGGCAGTCTATAAATAAAGCTCTTATCAATAAAGATATGATACAGGTTTTACAAAAACAAAAAGTATCAGGATTAAGTGGGGGTAAACCAGGAGAAGACCTTACACTTATTCTTACCAAACAACCTACAGGAACTGCTAGTAATCACTATACCTACTCCCCAGCACTAGAGGGATTAGCAGGAAAGTGGGTACACAAAGAAGCTATAGACAGTCTTTCATTTATGCTTAACGCTACTGATGTTTCTGGTTTTACACGCGGAGCAGAATCTCTGAATTTTCTTATGAAACGTGGAAAGGTTGCTTTATCATTCTTTCACGCAAGTGCCCTTGTAGAATCAATGATATACGCTGGGGCTATCAGAGATGTACCAAGTGTTGTCTTGGGTAAAGGAGGTTTTGGCCTTGCTCAACTCAAATACGGTGGTTACGGGGATATTGTAGAGACAGCGTTAATGGCAGGTCTAAAAATAGGTGGCCCGGAAGATGTCGGAATTGATGTATTCTACAGAACTTTAAACACAATACAGACTACTCTGGAACAGAACTTACCTAGCATTATTGGAAAACCTGCTGGCCTTGCAGTTAAAGGGTACGGAAAAATTAACAAAGTTGTTGACCATATAATGTGGGATAAGATTCTTAACGGTGGTAAACTTATCGTCTTTATGAAAGAATACGAAAGGGCTTTGTTGAGGCATCCAACCATACCTGCTAACATAATTGCTAAAGATACAGCAGCATTTGTCAATGATGCCTTTGGTAATCTGAATTGGCAACAAATCGCTTTAGGCACATCAAACAGGTTACTTCGTAAAATAGCATCAAAACTGATGAATCCAAAAGGCCGTAGAGGTTTACAGATTCTATTCTTTGCACCTGATTGGACCCTTGCTAATATACGTATTCTTGGTAAAGCACTACCTTTTATTAACAAATCTCCTGTCAGTAGAAGAATGTACCAGATGTACGCTGCACGGGCAGCTTTGTTATACGCCACACTTGGTAACGGTATAAACTATATGTTTACAGGCAAACCTATCTGGGATAATAAAGACCCTCTTAAAATCAACCTTGGGGATGGAAGAACTATGGAGTGGTCGAAACAATTCAGAGAACCTTTTGAGTGGGTATTTGATTTCCCCTCGGAATTAACGAATAAATCAAGTTCTTTGATTAAGTTAGGAGGGGCACAATTACTCAACAAAAAATATCTTAACGCTAAAGGGGCACCACCTCTGTTCGATGCAGAATATGATAGTTTACCAACACGAATGAAGAAACGAGGTAAAAATGTCGTAAGTCAATTCTTACCTATTTGGATGCAAGCTACATTAAGAGATGGTGAAATTAGACCTGATGAAATGCTTTCTAGTTTTCTTGGTCACGCTATTCGTCCTGACCTTCAATCTAACAAATTCTCTAAACCGTGGACCAGACCAGAATTACCTGAAGATTTACAGTGGGGTTCTCTTGAAGGGGCTGCACTACCTCCAGAAGAAGGCCCACTCGGACAGGTTCCTGAATGGTTATACAATACAGAGAATCCCCTTAAGTGGTGATAGTTTAAGGATTAAAATTAGTATGGATACTATTCCTGCATATGCTTTACCCCAATCAGTAATAGCGCAACTGGAAAATTGGCTAAAAAGTCGTTTCAGCGATGGGAAAACAGCACAACCCCCTCTTGGTAATCAATACCAAGGGGGACCACCCCGTGCTCCCTATCCCCCTCTTGGTAATCAATACCAAGGAGCACCTTTAGCAGCTCTGCCTCCTAAACCTATATACAAGAGGAAACCTATTATATACAAGGCTCTCAAAAAACACCCTTTCACACCGTCGTTCATTACTGGTATGAAGAAGATAGACAATGCTGGCAAGACAGGCAGGTCTACTTCAGGTTCTTGGTTTCCGCATAAATCGGCTGAAGGAGGTACCGACACTATTGGCTATGGTCATAAACTTTCTAAAGATGAGCACGAAGATGGATACGTAGTTGTGGGTGATAAGAACATCCCACACGGTAAGCTGACAGATGCCCATATAGAAACGCTGCTTGTCGATGATATGAATAAGCACAAAGCTATAGCACGTAACCAATTTAACAAACACGGTCACGGTAAAGATTACGACAGTATGTCTCGTCGAGAGCAAGACCTCTTTGGAGCGTTGGCTTTCAACATTGGTACGTTAGAGGATAAAGATGGCAACTTCGGGTGGCCCGGTCTTCTGAAGGCAGTTAATGACAAAGACTATGAAGGTATCAAAAGGGAATCCTTAACCTCTTTCACACGAGAAGACGGCACAAAGGGGTATCTCATCAACCGACGGGATGATTTGTTAAAGGCTCTTGATTTTAATGAAAAAACGTACAGTAGATAATTATGGGAAGATTACTACGTAGAGGCCCACCTGTTGAGACAACGATGAATGAATTTTTTAATTCATACCCATCAGCCATGCAAGTGGAACCGCAGGGGGAAGAGTCTGATATGACACCTCCGCTATTACCGCCATTACCGCCACCGGAACCAACACCCCCTTTAGCTTTAGGAACTGGTAGTGGGCATTTTACAGTACAACCTCTTTTACAAAACCTTCCGCATGGTGGTAAACAAACTCATAAATCTTATGGCTTTGATCTGGAACTTGACAACCAAAAAGTTCTTAATAATATGGCAACTGTGCTAGGACTATCACCAAACTCTATAGACGCTCTTCGTGGAAATTTTGGACGGTCTAAATTTGACTTGACCACCAACGGAAATCAACTTGTAAAATCCCGAAACCGCAACTGGGGAGGTGGTGCCACCGTGTATCCTTTGGAGAATGTTTTCCTTTCAGGAGACTACAACCAATGGGGCAAAGAGAATGACCCAACTAAAGCGTATCAAGTAGGGGTAGATTACTCTGGTGGTGATAACGGGATAACAGCGGGACTACGCGGTGGACAGACATTTCACGCAGACCAATTCAACAAAAAAGGAAAGCCTGAAACAAATATCTCTGCGGAAGCTACCGTACCCTTAAATTTAATTCCAATTTTAGGAAGAATATTAGGTTATAGCCCTTAACGCCTCTATAAGCCCCGTGTGTGAGTTTGAATATAATCAGGTACCTTACCTCCCCTCGACCTAGAGTTGCGTCTGTAGGACGCTTATACGGCTACGGTAATGGAGCCACCGTACAAAAAGCCACATATTGCTCCACTAACACGACACTTCTATAAAAAAAGGAGATTATTATGGAATGGTTACTAAGTATGTGGAGCATGATCCCTACCTGGCTTCACGCAATAACTGCCGTGGTTACGGCTGCGACTGCCGTAACTGCTTTGACCCCAAGCACCAGTGATGACACCATAGTCAACGCTATTCTCAAAGTACTGAATATGTTAGCGGGGAATGTAATGAAGAACACCAACGCTGACAACTATGACGGCTAGTGTCCTTTGGGTTGGGTTTACTTGTTTAATCGTAATGATAGCATTATGGGTTGCATACAGGTATGGTAAAGCAGATCAAAAATATGAAGCGGCAGAGGCCGCAACCAAAAGGGCCAAGGAACACCACAATATCAGTGAAGATGTTGCTGGTATGTCTGATGATGAGCTTGACAACCGCTTGCGTAAGCATCAATGATGGTTGTGCGTGGGTAGAGAAAATTACTGTTCAAGCAGAGGACGTATTAGTTCGGTCCACTAAGGAACAGATTGTTGTACACAACATGGCGGTAGATAAATTCTGCCGTTAATCTGGACACTGCTTATTCTGCTTTTATTGAACAGTTGTATGATTGTAATGCCTATGCCTGTTCAGATAGCTGGGGTAGTAGGTGATAGTGCGTCTTATATCGTTACCAAGAAAAGCATGACGGACCACGCCATCTCACAAATGGTTGGTAAAGACTGTGCTGTATGGTATATAGTTAAAGATATACGTCTATGTAAAAATACCGTGACACGCTAAGTACTTACTCTTCCTTACCATACTCAAACTCTTTGAGCATTTCAATACAGTGAATAGCTTTATCTAAATCCACCTGTCCACCCTTTTCCCTGAACCTGGTGATATACTTAATGGCTGTGTGTTGACACGCATCCAAACCATTCTGCATGGAATAATCCATAGGTTGTATCTTCAGGTCAGTGTAGTGGTGACCACTGACCTGTTTCTGTAAAGTATGTTTGATCTTTGACCAATGCCCTTTATCATCGCCACCTAGTTTTAGACCTGCCGTTAACGCTGTCTTTACAATATCATCACTGTCACTACTGGCGTGACCGACAGCGTTGTCATAGTTTACCCAATCTGAAGGATCAGGCATTGGTTGCTTCGTTATAAAAATTTATAAAGGCTTCATCAAGAGTAGGCTGTACTCCACCTACCTTTAACGAAATAGCTGTGTCAATACCTTCCGTAAAAGCTGCTTTGAGGTCTTGCTTGTAATTCTCCAAACTCATGTTAACATACGGAACACCTTGCATATTCTCGTATGTGTCTTTCTCTTTTACCATATTAACCACACTCCTTTTGTCCAGTAGTTGAATCAATGTGACAGGCTTCTCCACTCTCTTCACTTTTGACTATGATACCACTACGTTTACCTGCGCTGCGGTAAGTAGTCACCCCTTTGGCTCCACCGGCCCAAGCATCCATATAAATCTGTTTAAAATCATCCCACTCTACATCGTCACCCACGTTGCATGTCTTTGAACACGCACTGTCCACGTAAGGTTGAACGGCAAGCAGTATATCAAGGTGGTTCTTTACGGACAACTCATCTGCACATACAGGTTTGTTACCAAACTGGTCTACTCCGTAATCCAAGATAGTGTGGTTGACAGGACCGTCAGCAGTTTGGATAACCCTGTCCACAAAGGTGGCAAAGGTGGGTTCGATACCACTTGATACGTTGTCGGCACACAAACTGATGGTACCACAAGGGGCAATAGAAATAAGGTGGCTGTTCCTGATACCGTGTTTGCGTATCTTTGATCGAATCTTGGCAGGTAACTTCTTAATGTAAGGACTGTCCAGATAAGCGTCACTCATACAAGGGAACGCCTCTTTCTCCTTTGCTAATTCGGCACTTGCTTCGTAGGCGTGGTCGCGCAAGGTAGACATAACAGTCTTGATAAACTCAAGACCACCTGCGCTGCCGTAACTGTGCCCCAACGCTTCCATTGCGTTAGCCAATCCTGTGACTCCCAAACCCATACGCCGCTTTGATTTGGCCTCACACTCCTGTTCCTCAAGAGGGTAGGTAGTCCTGTCAATGACGTTATCCATAGCACGTACCACCACAGGTATGTCTTCGGTTAGTTGGCAGATATCGAACAGGGATTCCTCGTCTTCTGTCAGGATATATTTAGTGAGATTAAAACTACCCAACAAACACGCTCCCCCAGGCGGCAGGGGCTGTTCGCCACAAGGGTTGGTAGTAGTAATCTCTTCCATGTAACCAAGGTTATTCATCCGGTTGATCTGGTCGAGGAACAACACCCCCGGTTCTGCCCAATCCCACGTTGAACGCATGATATCATCCCACAGGTTACGGGCATTGATAGTACTGTATACCTTGTCCTCAAACACAAGGTCAAACGGCAGGTCATCACGAACAGCAACCATGAACGTATCAGTCACACCCACACTGATGTTAAAATACGTCAGTGCGTTGTCGTTCTGCTTGGCGTGTACAAACTCCTGTATATCAGGATGATCCACCCTAAGCACACCCATTTGAGCACCCCTTCTGTGACCACTAGATGATATTGTGGCACAGACGGCGTCATAGATACCCATGAAGCTAACAGGGCCGCTACTACTACTGTCAAGAGATACGATACGGTCACCACGAGGACGAAGTTGAGAAAAGTCGTACCCAATACCGCCCCCCATTCGCATAGTTTGTGCAGCATTACTCGCTCCTTTCATAATAGAGTCCATGTTGTCTTCGATAGTACCGCTGACAAAACAGTTAAACGCAGTAGTGTTGCGTGGCGAACCGGCACTGGATTGGATACGACCACCCGGCAGAAACCTCTGGTGAAGCAACGCTCCTTTGAAGGCACGGCGGTGATCTTCCTCATCACACAAAGCCCCACTGATACGGCTCATTGTATCGTAGAAAGTTTCACCAGCACTACGGTACTTCTCAGCGTGTAGTCTATCAGCTACCTCAGTAGTAGGGCCGTAGAAAGTTTCGTTGTTGTAGTGAGGGTTATTCATAGTTCTCTAAATCCTTAAACTTGAATCGGTTCTGTTCTACTTTATAATCAAAACAAGCAAGAAGCTCTTCGCTTGTGATTTCAAGTACATCCACAATTAAATCAGGATCGTATGTATCTGCTATTTTTTCCAATAATTCATCCAAAGTAAGCATACAGTGTTACAACCTAATTACGGTTTGTACTCCTTCACAACTCTGTCAAGACTTACCCACTCATGGTCGTAGTAACCCCCCTCTACGCCACGTTTAATAACCACCCCACGCCACCAGTTGTTGTTGGCTTGCTTGGCGTACCCAGCGTGGTAATCCATGTAACACCCTACCACCATCCCCAAGATACCGCGCTCTTCAGCAAAGCTCCGTAAGTGACTGTGACCTACGGTGGTACTGCGGTGTTCCTGTTTGAGAATAGCACGGGCAGGGTTGACACCACCAAGAGGTTTGTTCAATATAGGGGTAGGACAATAGTGGTTATAGTAAACACCATCAACCTCTACTGCATCCCCAAGCTCACTGACAATATCATTATACCGTGTCTCCTCAAGATCGTCAAGTCCAAAGGTACCGGAGAACGGTCCTGCGTAGGTCTTCGCTGTGTTGATTCTTTCTTCGTGATTACCCCTGCACTTTATACGGACAGGTAGTTTCTTCTTTGCTCGTTTAATAGGGTGCCACAACCGATCCATCGCATCCTTGTATGCGTTCACATCATCAAGATAACGACGGGCATCGTACCCTTCCTTACCTTTGTCGTAGCTGCACAAGGAATCCATATCGGCACTGTCTCCTATGTCCACCACTACATCAGGCCGAAGATCAAGAATCAATTTACCCAACGCATCAAACCTGGAGTTCTTGTGACTTGGGTTAACGTGACTGTCTGGTATAACTAGGTGTACTCTACTCATTGATCCACTCTTCCGGTATTGTTTTACCTACGTGATACTTAAACCCATGTTTCTTAGCCCAATCTGAGTATCTTGTTTTACTTCCTTTGTAGATAGTGTTGTCGCACTGAAACAAAAAACGTATATCGTATTTGCCACCACAACACTGCTTAATAGCTTTATGTTTCTTACGATCAGCGGTGATGAACCTACCTTTAATCTCCACTATGATCCCGTTAGGTAACAACACATCAGGCAGATACCGTGCTGCTCTGGCAGGGTACGTAAAGTGAATAGGCCACGGTTCATACTTGAACTTACAAGGCAGAGCTTCACATACACGCTGTTCAAATTTGCTGCGGTATTTCCTCAACATTAGGCTCCCGTTTGATATCTGTTAAATACCGTGGGCCTGTCGAATAGTTAAAGATACGCAACCCACTCCCATCGTTTGCGTTCTGCCAACAATCAAACTTGTGTCGGCAATAAAAACAAACCGTGTCGAGTTTCAAATTACCTGACTTTCCGTCAGGGACAGCTTCAACACACAAACTCTTGGATAACTTCGGCGCAGCTATTATCTTTTTAACTTTACTGATGTATTGCTCAGCGTCCACTTGGTCTATATCTTCCAACGTAGTCAGATGTAATTCACCCGTGACCTTGTTCACTGCCAGGAAATGACACGGCTTCTCGTTATTCGTGACAGCCTTGTTGTAAGAACTGATCTGTGGTATGTAACCAAACGGATCATCCCTGATGATACTGCCGTCCTGAAATTTTCTAAAACCATAGACAGAGGTGGACTTAACATCCACTACGGCATCGTCAATGATACAATCAAGGTGTCCGTTGACACCACTCACGGTTACTTTAAGCTGCTCGTTAGTGACCTTGTGCCCTGCCAACTTGGACAGCAGCACCACTACCTGCTCTATGATATCACCATACAGGAACTTGAAGCGTGTCGGCCCACTCAATTCCTCTTCGTATTCGACACGTTTATCATACCACTGTTGACAGACCGGCTTGCCTACCCCGGATAACCGCAGTCCTTTGTGCGGTGGTTCCCTTTTGAGAGCCTTGTATACCAGATCACCTAGATGCCCAGTAAACTCTTTAAGCAGGTCATCAGGAACTTCTACACCACACTCAAGAACTGTGTAGATATCTCCAACCAATGTATCAATCTGTTTCTTTGTCAAGACCTTCTCCCTTTTTGTAGGATTTGGTGATGTTTAAACACGCTATACGATCAGGAAGTGCCCGATCATCAGCCAGTTTTTTGGATTTGTGTATTACACCTGTACGAAAGGTAGGGTAGATGTTGACCCACCCTTTGAACACTAACGATTGTAACCGATCCTGAAACATCATCATATAGACACCATAGCTAAAATAAAAAACAGGAACGCCACCGCCACTAACCTCATACTGACGACTTCTTTCCTGGATAGTGAACGATACTCTCCTGCTTTGTGCATTTTTATATCTCTCTCCAAAAAGGTGGTACCATAGCCCCAAAGCGTTTTTATGTATTGTGTAGTATATGCTACAGAATACTGCTTATGCCCTCGCTTGGTACCCATCTGTGTCTACCTTACATATCTGCCTAGCTGCGCTACACTAGGAACACAGACCCCAATCTGCGCGTCCTCCCCTTTTCTTATGGGATAGGTGAATCCCCAAAGCCTCTATCGCTTAGCTCTTGATCCACCTCACTATCCACCTCACTGGCGCGAGACATAGTCCCAGCAACATATCCACCCTCGACAGCATCTATCTCATCATCGCTGTTTCCGGCGTACTCCACAAGATCAATAATTTGAACAGTCTTCCAAGAAAAAACAGTGTAGTCACCAAACTTGTTAGTCCCGGAATAGGGTTCACCGCTGACCCGGACTTGACTACCGTTACCGATAATAACATCTCTGTTCATCGGGTTCATGGCAGAATCCACAAGCCGTGGCGGAAACTTTCCTTTCAAAGTAATGAAGTGCCCACGATCAGGCTGTCCTTCCTTGACCTCTTTCGTACGGACATTCAGACCAGCTTTCTCAAGTTCCTTGATGGTATCTTTGTTCAACTGCCCGACATCCAAAGTGTATTTACCGGCCATTTCATTTTTCTTGTTTAGGAATGACCAATAGGCTGTACCTTCAATCTTCATTTTTATCTCCTCTCATATTGTATTTAATCTTCTACCTTATACCTCCAGTATACCACAGGGTTCTGGTAATTACAAGACTAAAGTAGCTCTGTCCTCTTCGTGGATCTCTTCGTGGATGTATTCCAACGCTTCAAAGGTATCGGGAGAGGCGTTGAGCGTTTTTAATTTGGAACGAGCTTCCTTATAAGTGATAACACCTCTGTAATATTCATCAATCACCTCGTCACATTTCTCCATCCAGAACTCTTTCATCTTACCCATTGTTACTTGCTCCTTTCATAAAAAATTAAACGCTTACCCATTCATTCTTATTAGTTTCCCATTGAGGTTACTATCACTTATAGCTTGAACATTATTTTCTCCGTAAGCT